TCCATATACTGAGTTATTCCCTGCAATTCGAGTGAGCAAAATATTCGATTTTATCGAAAGCACATACGACTTAAATTTTGTAGGGGATTTTTTAAATTATGCTTTATTCAAAGAGTTATTTTTATTTTGTAAAAACTCGGAAGAATTCAATTTTTATGGAGAGCCACAAAGTCCAAATTTTACATCAACAACTACAACATTTCCCGAATTTAATTTAGCACTTGACCAATGTACCATATCATTTGGACTTGATCCCGACGCTTTACGATTAGAGTCATGGATAAAAGTATACCCAACTGATCCGACAATTAAATACACCGTTCAAATATTTGACAACGATGTACTATACGCAACTTACGAAGACATCGAAGGCGATAGCGATTTGGGATATTATAGCAAGTATAGACAACAGGAGAACACCATAAATCGCCAATATTATA